TGAGCAGGTAATTCTCCTACAGTGAGTTGGTGAGTTGCTTCACCGCCAGTACTTCCTGCATTATAGGTTGTTCCCCAAGAAGATTTACCTTGTGCTAATAACACACGACCTGCTGGCATTGCTTCCCATGTACCAAAGCCAAATAACGTAGCTGGATTAGTAGATACAGTAGACATGTAAATACTTCCAACTGGATATATTTTTTTCATTGTATCTAACATAGGTGCGTACTTTGCTATAGCATTTCTAACAAATCCACAAGTAGCAATTTGTGTATTATTCGTATCTACATTAGCAGTTGGAGCTGTTGGTGTTCCTGTTAATCCAGGGCTTGCTTTTGGTGCTAGTGTAGATAAATCTACACTAACAGCACTTGCAACACCATTATTTATATATACTGGCTTAGTAGCACTTCCCACTGTAGAAGTTCCTAATTTATTAGCAACACTTGAATTATTAGCATTATTAGCATTTTCTGCTGTAGTAGCTTTTGCTGCTAAATCAGCATTAGCTGCACTATCAGCTTTACCCTGAAGATTACCTATAAATTTAGTAGCGGTAATATTATAACCACTAGCATTTAAATTTCCTGTAACTGTTCCACCATTCTTATCTAATTTCTTATCAAATAATGTCTTATGTGCTTCACTATTCTCATTATGATTACTAATTAATTCTTCTGTGTTTGTTTCTATTCCCATAAACTCATCATATAAATATTTAAATTTTAAATCGTTTAATCTCTGAAGAGAATCAAACGATTGATATGATGGTGGAACATTCCCTAAATATCCCCAACCTTTTAAATAATTATCATCTGTCCAATCAATTTGAGAACTTGCCCCAGAAGCAAATATTTTTTGAAAATCCAATTCACTCATACTACATATCCTTTCTTAATTAAGTTATTACTAAATATTTCAGATAATGGAGCTTGACCAAATCCTTTAGCAAATTTTTGATTATAAAATCCAAAAACATTATCTTTATCAAAATGTGTCATACTTTGACAACTAACTCCAGCAGGTCTAACTATTAAATCTAAAGCATTTGCAAATAGAATTTCATTTTTTGTTAGTTTTCTACCAATACCAACAATAAATTTTGCATTATAAATATCTTGTACTATAGCAATGTCCGTTTTAAAAATAAACTGTATAGATTTTATAGTGTCATTCATATAACATAAAGAATTATTTTTATTAACTTTAGCCCAAAGAATTAATCTATATTCTTCATCAGACAAAGATGTACTGGATAAATAAGGTTCGCTATATTCTCTAAAACGAGCTTGATTAAAACCAGTAGTATTAATTTGATTTTCAAATCCAAAAAAATTTATAGTAATAGCATTATTTATTAACCTGTTTCGGTCCACAATTTCTCCTATACCATCTAACTGTGCACCTTCACCTGTATCTATCCATCGCTTTTCTTTTAAATTATTAAAAGTATCATCTAATAACTGTAATTCATCTGAAATTGCACAAAAAATTGCTTGTAAAACTTTCGTATTAGAAAATTGTACAAGCAAATGGTTCATCATACTTTCATATCTATTCATTTATAATCACCTCTATTTGAGAGATGTCAAATGTTGCATTCTCATGAGCAGAAATCACAATATTATTATTGTTATATTCCTTAGGTGTTTCTCCTGTAGTAGCTTTTATATCTATATATGCTATAGCATTAATATTATTATAAATAGCACCTATAAATTTTTGTAATATAATATCTTCTCCAATATTTATTTTACTTGCTTCTTGTAAAATAATTTCTTTAATTTCATTTGGAGTATTTTCTCCCCATGTTTGTTCAGTATTTTTGGTAATAGTAATTTTAAGCCATATCTTAACTTGCTTAGGTCTATTAAAACGTATAAGATGACTAATCCCTTGATTATCCAATACTGTTTTTTCTATATCACCAAAAGTATTTATTCCTGGAGCTTTATAATTATATATTTCTTTTGCAATATCATCTTCACTGCCACCTTCAACAATTATTTCTATACTATGTGGTGGTCTATTTTCACTATCTACCGTATCACTATCATTTTCATATGCCAAGCAAGCAGTTACTCCAGCTACATTACTATATATATTAGCTTGTATTGCCTCCAACATTACAGAAGCTTTACTATACACCGAAGATGACCAACGTTGCCTAAGTTCTACATCCGTTTCTGCGTCCCTTCCAACTATATTTTTTATATTACTTACGCTATTCCAACCTGTAATAAATGTATTTATATTTTTTACACTACCTAATGTAGGATTTATACTTCCATATATATCTGACACAAAATAAATAGGACTACTTACATTTTTTATTATTAAATTAGTATTAATACTGAATATCTTAGTTTTATCATTACTACTAATAGTAAGCAAATCATTACTTAAATTAAAATTTAAATTTTCTTTAGAAAATTGATTATATATATTTGTTAAAACATTTGATACATTATCAGATATTTTTGCAGTATAAGATTTTTGTTCTCCATCTATTGTTATAAAATAGGTTTTATCATTTTCTACATTATCTATAGTTAATTCAATTTTACTAGCATTATCTGAAGATATTTTACTTTCTTCTTTTATTGTATAAGTATTAGTATTTTCATCTTGAATTTGTAAATTAACAGGAAGCCTAGTATTATTCAGACCTGTACATTCGCAAATTATAATAGTTTGTTCAGCTTGTATAGGTCTAATAGCACTTAAAGCTGCTGCATTTGATAATGATATACCAGTTGCTGTATGTGGATACATAGCAAAATAAACATTTTCAGCTAATTCCCATAAATCCGCTAGTTCAAATGCATAAATCCCATGAATTTGACCAAATATAGAATTACTATCTGTTTGAATAGCTATTCCTAATTTATCTGCAACACGTTTATTTAAACTATCAATTATTTCTGGTAATCTTTTTCGTTTAAAACCTTCTTTTGTCAACCCATATTCAACTATTGTTACCATATCCCAATATCACCTCATTTGTTATTAATCCATATTTTGTATTTATTTCATAGTTTATAGATAATTCTCTCCGTATCATTGAGAAATCTAAATTCATAGATGATATTTCCTTTACACCTTCAATATTCATTATCTTTTCAGAAAAAATTTGCTTTATGTGATTTTTATTTGGATTTTTAACTAAAATATATTCTAAATAAGGTATTCCTTGTCTAGTATCTAAAAACCATTCATTCAACCAAAAACGCAGAGTAATTAGCACTTGTTGGGCTATTCGCTCTGCGTTATCTATTAATATTAAATCATTATTTTTTATTACTAAATCATTATTAGCTGTATTTAAAGCTATATCATAAGCCAATAAATCACCTTCTTTTATTGTGCCTCTCCTGTACTACCACCACCATTTTCAACATTTCCATGTGTATGATGGAGAAGACTTATACCATTTACTACTAAATCGCCATCAGCAAATTTAAAATCAGTACCATTCAATATACCACTAAAACCATTTTCAGTTATCTGAATCATAGCCGAACCATTAAATAAACACACACTATTTGCATGTTTAATATTACTTTTTGTTGCATTTGTATATAATCCAGGTATACAAATTGCGTCATTTAACGAATGTTTTCTCAAATCATCAGAAGTATTGCTATTATTTACAAAATCATCCAATTGTTTTTCCGCAAAAATTATTAAACAGCCATCACCAGAAGATATAGGAAATGTAACTCCTGAATTACCTCCCATTCCTGTAGGAAATACTACCGGAACATTATAAATAATAGGATATGCAAACTCTCGATAATCTTCTGTTTTATAAGTTCCACTAGGTTGCACAATAGCTCTATTTATACTAGCGTCATATGAAATTATTTTTCCATTTAACGCAGTATGTATATTACTTATTTTCTCATCTACCCAATTATCTACTACATTACGAATTTCATTTGATGTTTGGCTCATATATAAGTCAACCTTTCAATCAAATCAATTTCACTATACCATTCATTAGAACTAATATCACCAGTATGACGAATAGCCTCTACTCTAAACCAACCTGTTATAAATTTACTTTCAACTTTTACAGCATCTCCAGGATTTATTGATGGTGATAATAAAGTTTTTATCTTCCAACCTGCTTGTTTTTCTGCACGGTCCTTATTCTCTTTTCTTTTTCTTTTGCGTTTTGGTGTTTCTTTATCAGTTTTATAATTAGATTTTACAATTCTTTCAGGGCTTCCAATTAGTCCACTATCCGCTGAAAAAACAATTCCTCTATTAGCAACTATTCCACCATCTAAAATTATTTGTAAAATATTATTTTGTATTGACCATGTACAGCCACTACCATAACATATTTCACTTAATGCTTCAGCACCTTTACCAATGAAAGAATATCCATTTTTAAAAGTACCAAAAGTCGCACCTTCTCCAAATACTATAGATAATCCCATATTTCTAGCAATAGCATTTATTATAGTATCACCAGGTGTATTAGGCGGAAAAGATATGCTCATAATGCTATCTCTAATGGCAACCTGCCCATCACTTAAATCAAATTTTGTAATTATATCTAATCCATTAATCTTAGAATATGCTTGTATTACATTTCCTATAAATAATTTTGTTACTCCACCATTGCCTTCATAACCTGCTAATATCTCACATTTTATATCAGGCTTTTCAATAGCTTTTCTTGTTGTATCACTTAAATTATAAATTTCTAAACTACTTTTATTCGTTTGTTTGGTTAAGTCTTTTTCTACAGTAAACTTAACTCTTAAGGTATTAGCAAATTCATAACCTATCTCAGGAAAAATAACTTTATACTGCCGTTTCCAAAAGCTCATTTAGTTCCTCCTTAGGTATATAAATCAATATTGCACTATTATTAATAAAATCTTTTCTAGTTATCACTTGTTTATTATTATTTACTACAGCTATTAATTCACCTTTTGGCAAGTCATGTCGTTTATATTGTGCTAATAAAGGAAAATTAGGAACAATTTTTATACTTCTTACTATATCAACATTATTACTATCTCTAATATCTATAGTCCAATCTTTACTGTTACTATTATATGCAAAATGTAATTTGTATACTTTATCATCTAAAGTAACTGTCTCCACAAAATCATTACTATCTGTAACAGAAATACTTACCACTATATCACTCCTTCTATAATAATGATGAAATTATTGTATTAATTGCTGTATTAACACTTACTTCTAAACCTGTTTGAATTTCTCCAGCAACACTATAATCAGCTTGTATAGTATTTACTTTTACTGTAGATGTATTTTGAATTGTTGTCATACCTGTACCTAAATTACTTTGTGTTGCTGTACCCCCATCTTTTTCAGTAGTACCTGCTTTGCCTTGAGCGTCATTATTAGCGTATTCTTCAGGAATATCTTCTGTTCTTTGTGTAACAATTTGTACATATTTAAATTCAAGTTCCATTTTATAACAAATACCATTTTTTACTGTTTTTGGTAATGGTGCTCGTACCATTACCATATTATTATAAATAGAATCTACAGTTTTTATAGTTATCGGTTCTCGATTTAAATATATTTTCATTAAAGAATTTGCTACTTTTTGTAACCTATTATTATCAACAGTACCAAAACTAATTGGAGTAGGCGTAAATACTACCTGCATTTTTAAAGACATTGGTTTTCTTTGTACATGGTCAGCAATTATAGAACCATCTTCGACAGGGTTCTCTGTTACCTCACTATCAAAATTAGTTTCTGTTTCTAAAAGTACATCTACAGATAAATCTCCTATTTTAGCAGGTTCTGTTAATTTAGGCATAAGTGCAGGATATGTTTGTTGTTTATTCTTTTTTTCAGGCAATATACCTGGTATTTTTCCGATATACATAACAAAACCTCATTAATAGCCTGGATATAATGTTGGGAAATCTAATCCACTTACCACATTAACTGCCTCATCAGAATTTTTAACATTAAAGTTATTATTCATTGTGTATTCATAACTAGCAGAAGATACAGCATTACCTATACCATCTAAAACAGTATCTGCAAAACTTTGCAAACTATTTAATTTACTACTAGCCCATTCAATTTTATCTAATACCCAATTTTGAATAGCATTTGCTATCTGCTGCAATATACTTATTGCAAAAGAGCCTAAACCACTAAAGAAATTTTTAACTGAATTTATTGCATTTCCAAAAGCTGAAATAAATTGTCCAACTGCTATAAATGTTTCGGCAATGAAATTACCAAAAAACTGGGCTATGCTTGAGAAAAATAATGAAACTGCTTGTAAAGCATATATAAAAGCATTATATAAACTTTCTACAATTATGTTCTTAAGAATAATTAATTGTTCATAACACCATTGAATAGCCTGAATAACAAATCCAATAGCACCAGCTACTGCAATAAAACCACCATAAATATATGTTAGAATTATTACTCCAATATTAACAAGTAATTGAGCAAATTCCTGATTTTCTTCTATAAGATCTGCTATAAAATTTATTATTGAAGTAAAAATTTCTATTATAGACCCCAATATACTAGCTATAATAGCAAATCCTGTTGCAATAAGTGGTGCAATAGTTATAAAACTATTTTTTAGTAATGGTAATATATCTGAAGCTAGTCTTGCTATTGCCTGCAAAAATGGCTCTATTGTTGGCAATAGTCCACTAAATATTTCTTGTAAAGCATTTTTAATTCCAAAAAATATATCATATATATCAAAATTATTTAATTCATTAGTGAATGGTTTAAAAGCTTCTACGATATCCATTACTATATCTTTTAAAGAAGAAAATCCTTCATATAGTGTAAATAAGATAGGATAGCTATCTTGAAATCTATCTAACCATTCCTGACTTCCATCATAATCATCCATTAAGGTAAACAAATCATTTACAATGTTAGAAATATACATAACATTATTAGACATAGATTTAGCAATAAAACTAAATACACCTGTTCCACGTTCTAATCGCTGTGTAAATCTATTCCAAAGATTTTCTATTTGTTGCAAAGACTGACCAATAGTCGTAGGCATTTTAGAAAATTCTTCATCCATTTTTGCACCAGCAGATAAGATAGCTCGCATTATATCTTCAGATTTTAGTTCACGCTCCGACCCCATTTCTTTTAATTCTCCAATATCTTTACCAAAGTATTCAGCAATTTTTTGCATTAGCGGTTGAGCATTTTCATTCAAAGAATTCAATTCATCTCCCATTAGAAAGCCACTACCTAGCGCTTGTCCTAATTGTAATATTGTAGATTGTGCTTCCGCTGTACTTGCTCCACCAATAGTTAAAGATTTAGATACAATATCTGTAGCACGCATAAAATCTTCTGTATTAAATCCATATTTTTTAGTGCCATTAGCAATTTTAAAATACAAATTTCCCATTTCTTTCATGCCTTGCCTATTTTGCTGTGATAACACATATAATCTATCTTCAATATTAAATCTTTCTTCATCTGTAGAAGTAATGGTTCTAAGTCTACCATCTAAATTCATCATCTCATCAGCAGATTTTTGTATTGCTTGTGTAAAAGCTATTATTCGGTCTATCGCAAAACCAGCTATAATTGCTTGTCCAAGCATTCTTGCTCCATTTATCAAAGAATGCATACTACTTTGTAGACTTAAAATATTAGCTCTCGCTTGAGTTGTATCTGCATTTATTTTTAAATATTTACCATTAGAACCATGCCAACGCCCCAACTTATCTTGATATGCTCCCATTCTTCTAAGTTGTTCTGATGTATAAATGGCTTCTTTTCCTATTCCATTAATACTTATTCTGGTCTTATTTGCACTATTAGAAATTTTATTCCACGCATTACTACCTACATTAGCTATTTTCGATAATTTAGATTTTGTTTTATTTATACTATTATCTGCTTTATTTACACTATTTTTATCTAATTCATAAGCTATCTTAGCTATTAATTCTCGAACTACCATATTGTTTACCTCCTTTCTTTAATGATGGCATATTAGCATATTCAATATCTGACTTCATATCTAAAAAATGGTTAATTTCAACGATTTCAGCAAGACTTATTTTGCCATACTTTACATCTAAGAAATTAACCATTCCACTATCTATTGCTCTATAAATAAAAATTACATTTCCGAAGTATTCACTTGTTGTGCCAGGAATGATGGGAGTTTTATCTCTGCCAACGTTTTTTGGACACCAATCGGAACGCTGGAGAGCTGCGAAAAATCCAAATAATTTACCTTAAAAACTTTTATTGCTAAAACAATCATATCAATAATTCGACCTTCAAAAACTTCATTAATAGCTCCTTCATCAAGACGAATAAAATCTTTTTTCCCATTAGATTTTTCAATTTTTACTGCTACATATTTTTCATCTAATAATAATTTTAATGCTAATTCTAATTTATCACCGTCTATTGTATAAGCTAATTTTTCTAATCCATTACTTATAATTTGTAACATATCTCCTAAATTTTCAGTATCCATATCCCCATTATTTTCGGAAATACCTTTCAAGACGCCACCTAATGCAGGAGTAATAATTTTTTGTAACTCACCTAATACCCTAATAGCATAAAATGGTGGAAACTGTCTTACTGTAAATACATCATCACCAATTTTAACTTCTGTAAATTTACCACCAGTCCACATTATCAATCATTACCTCCAATCATTGGGTTTGCAACTTGTCCTGTATGAAATACCCATTCTTGAGCTTCAATTTTTCTACCTCTTTTATGTTCAGGAAAATTTGTAATCCATGCTTGATTGGCTTGAAATACTGTTGTTCCTGACAAATCTTTAATAGTTAATGGTAATATACCTCTGCCTGTAGAACGATCCAAATTATAAACGTTACTAAAATAATCATTTGTCTTAGATGTTGTAGCCAATGCAATGGTTACTTCATATGTTTGATTTGGGTCCATACTACGTCCAACACTGCCATCAGCACCGCTGTAAATTTGTGTTCCTTCTCCTAAAGGTTTAATTGTTACCATATCATCTTCTGCAAATCCGTCAACTTCTCTTGAACCATATACTATTACAAGCATTTTAGGATTATATGTTACTACTCCATCACTCAATTTATTTCACCTCTTATTGATTAGTTTTTTCAATTAAATTTTCATACGTAAGACTACCGCTTATATTTATAGCATGTATAGCACCAGCTAAACGTGCAGTAAATGTTACATCTTCTAATAATCTTTGTGCCTTAGTATTAGCAGAAATATTAGATGCTAATGGTACATTTATAACATACCCTTTATTTATATTTCCATCTTCGTCATATTCATCTGGAGTTATACCTCCTCGTTGCTGACCTAATTTTAAAGCTGAATTAATTTGTGCTTCAATTATTCCTATACCACCATCTGTAAATGGAATTTTATCTCTATTAATAAGCACATTAAAAACATTTACCATTATTTCTTCTTGTAACCAATCTCTAAAACGTATTACATCAATCCATTCGCCAGCAGATGTTTTCCCATTTTGAGTAATTGCTACATTTCTAAAATTTTCAAAAGTATTGCCATTTTTATTAGTGATAGCAAGATACTCTGTTTCTGTTAAATTATCTGCTATTACACCTGCTAATTTTTTATTCGCCCATGTTTCACCACCAGGATTAATAGCAAAACATCTAGCAAATAATGCACATTCTGGAAAATCATCATCATTTGTGTGATATAACCAAAATGTTCTGTAATAATTATTACTCTTTAATAAACTACCAATATCTGTATCTATTTCACTATCCGTAGCCTCTTTTTCATTAACAACACAGCCAAATAACTTAGTATGTGTTTCGGTCCATTGTGCCAAAGCCAAAATATCTGATTTTTCTCTGCTAACTAAAGCAATTCCATAAAAATCATTATCACTAGCTACTATAGCTGCCATTGTCTCCGATAAGGTTTCAGTTGCAAGTATTGGTTCACATGATAAATTAGAGGATAAACTTACTGTAAAGGCTGTTCCTTTCTCTTTAGTTTCTAATTTTAATTTTTCTGATTCAGCTGTAACTGTAATTTCTTCATGAGCATTCATTAAAGTTTGCAAACCTTCTATAATAGTTGTCGCACTAGCTTCACTTGAACTAGAATACTCATAATCTTGTTTTCCTTTTTTAGTTTCTAATGTAATTTTATATTTTGTATTATCTTTTACATCAGATACAGAAATATTGATTTCATCTACTTGTCTACGTCCTATTTTTACAATATTAGGTCGTGGTATTTGTGAAAAAGCGTCTGCTGCTGCCAAATATAATTTATCTGTTGCCTTAAAACCATCTTCAAGCATACTATCTACATTTGTATAAGTAGTTACACGGCTTAATGTATTTAAATGCTCTCCAACAATCAATAATGTACTAAATCCTTCTTTACTTATTCCTGTAGTATTAAGACTAATTTGCACATTAACAATTCTATCTAAATTAGCCATTATATTTCCTCCGTTATTATTTCTATTGGTAATTCTTTACCTGTATTACCTGTAATTTTAACATTTGCAATATATCCTACATCATCTAAATAAGTAGGAGTAAATCTTATTATTATGTCTACACTTGCTCTAGTAGTAAAGTGTGTATTATTCAATAAGGCAGATACATCCTGAACTGAATTATAGTCAACAATAGCTATATTAGCTTTAAATAACCTATTTATAACTGATTGTTTATTTAATTTATCAATCAGTTTATATAACATAGTACATGCATTTCTGTTATTATCAGCAAATACTTGTATCTCACATGTTAATAATTTATGTCCAATTATATTATTAACTCCTGGCTGATTAGTACGTTCAAAACTAGATTGTACCTCATCTTTTATAGAAGCATATCTTATATAAGCAAAAGTATCTTTGGGTTTAGGTGCATTCTGATAAGCATAAATCACTTTATTTTTTTGTAAATCCAACAATTCTGCCACTAAATCGTGAAATAATAAATTCTGTTCATCATTCATCTGTTATCTCCTGTGCATAAGCTTTATAATGATTTATTAAACCATTCTGATAAGCATGACAAGCAATAATCTTATATTTTTCTCCCATATATAAAAGCACGTCAGCATTTTGTTCTGACGTGCTTTTATCTGTTAATAACTTAGTATTTGTATAAATTTTTACAGCATTATTTGTATTAGTTCCTTCAGGAAATATTTTAGTATATTCATCTAAAGATATAGGCTGTACTGTAGCCAGTATTTTTAATGTATTACTATCATTTGTAATATATTTACCACTGTCATCATAGTACCCTTCTTTTCTTAAAATAACCACAGACCTTCTAAACGACACATAATCACTCCAATTTATGTTTAATACTTGCTCTCATGCGTCCAGTATCAATTAATGGCTTATTATCACCTTTAGCTCGTACAGTAGCAGGTGAAAGAGGTGTAAAATTTCCATCTGTAATTTTTTCTTGTATCATGCCAGCAACTTTTAAACCAATTAAATTTAATGCTTGTTCTGGAGTTTGCTTACCTTCAATTATTTTTGCCCCTAACTGTCCTGATAAATTAGCTATTTGAGATGAGTTATCGTCTAATGTGCTACGAATAAATGAGCGTTGTGGTATATGTTCTGCTCCATATTCATGAATACTGCCAATATATGCCATTGTATTTTTCCCATCAGCACTCATATCACCTTCTTGAATACCCACTTTTAATACTTTTTTATCAAGTGTTTTCATATTTTTTATAATCTTTTCCCAACCTAAATCAATATCTTTTACATTCATGGTTTTTTCCTCATAATCCCTAGAGGTTTACACATTTTTTGTAAATCTAAATATCTAATACCATAATAGGTTTTATTTAAAATACTTTCATTTTCCATATTATTTTGAGCATATGTTCTAGATAAATCTCCTTCTTTTTCACTTATTACTTTACCTGCAATAATATAACTATCTAAGGCTCCATTCTCATTATTAGCTATATTATCTAAAGTAATATAATGTGCAATAAAAAAAGCAAGTGCTTTCTCATAGAACTTGCCAAAATATTTTTCAGATACGAAATCTGAATATAGTTCAATATATTCTTTTATTTGTTCATCATCTATATCTATTTTAGGAGCAATTACTCGTATTTTATTTATTACTTTATTTATTAATTCCTCACTCATCATTTTTAGTGGCTTCCTTTATTTTTTTTTCAGCCAATTCATTAATTCTTTTTGATTGTTCGAGAGATTTTTTTTCATCCAAGATTAAAATTTTCCCATTTGCGATTTTATTTACCATTTCAGGATAATTTTTTTTTAGTTTTTCTAGCTGTACCTTTTCAATTTTTATAGGATATCCTGGTTTTAATTTTAATTCACCGATATTTAAAATTCTAGCTTCTGTGTTTTGCAAATACATAATCTTACACTCCTACCGCTTTAGTAAAACAATATGGTCTAAATACAGTAACACCAATAACTTCGGAATGACATGGTACTGTAAAAGCTAAATTTTTAGCTTGTATTGGCATTTGTTCAAATCTATTTGGTATTTCCAAACGTATATAGTCTGGGTCAAAATAACCCACAATCATAATATCTTTTGCCCCTGTACTATCAGCGTTCTTTAATTCTCCAATTTTTTCCCAACGTTTAATTTCCGGATGATTTTCTTTAAGCATTGCTAATACAGTTTTTGTAGTTTGTCCATCTGCTGTAGTATAAAGAGTACTAGACAATGTAGTATATGCACTTGGTGGCAGCAATACTGTATTAGGTTGTTCTGTATCATCTGTATTATCTTGAATTGTATTAATAAACTCATTCATATCTCGAAATTGTTTTTCTGCTGTTTTTGAACTTAATGCTGTTCCTGAGGCTTCGCCATCATTTTTTAATGTGTATTCAGATAAATTAGGATTATCTAAAAATCCAATGATACCATTATCTTTATCTCCAAACCATGCAATTTTATTAATTTTTACATCATTTGCTTTTCTAGCTGCACTTGCTTTCATTGTGCTAAGTGGAGTATTAGAAAATACTGCATGTTGTAAATCTCTAACAGAATACTGATATGCTATTCCTAATTGTTTTACTTTAACGCTAGTTTCTTCTACAAATATATCAGCAAGTGGTAAATCATCTGCTGGATTAGCAACTATTTTAGCCATACCAACCATATCATAAGTACGTTGTAATGCTGTAGTTGCACCTGCACTAACTTCTGTTTGCACTGGAAATACTGTAAATGCATTCAATTTTCCATGTGTTACTTCTAAAGTTTTAGCTCTAACTTGTGTAAGCATTCTAGCTGCAATAGCTGAATAATTAGCATCAAAATTTGGTATAGCGTGTGCTATTACATCTGAATCTAATCTCTCTACATTTAAAATATAATCTCTACTATTCATATTTACTACTCTCCTTGCTCTACAGTTACATTTCTAAGGCGTAAAAGTGCTAATTTACCACTTTCAGCACCTTTTATATATGTTGCTCCAACTACGGCTGTACCTGTTTTACCCCATTTATAAGTACTTGCCATAATACAAGCAACATCACCTGCGGTAACAGCTTCACCAACTTCAACATAAATATCACCTGTAGACATAATTGCTACACTATCACCTTGTTCATAATAAGGATTAGATGGTTCTTTATGATTATGAACAACTACTCCAATAACTTTACTTTCAGAACCACTATCTACTTTTTTTACTAAGTTTTCAGTTGTACCTAAAACTACAGCGTCTCCAGGATTTAATCCTTTTTCTTCTTCAACAGCATAGCTATCACAATTTCTAATAGCAGTATTAGCTATCATACCTGCAAAACCTTTATCTAGTTCTCTACTGTACCAACTCATTTTATTATTCTCCTTTATATGCATTTGCTTCTGCTTGTTTTAATTCTTCCATTTTCTTAATGTAATCAAAATCATCAAAATTCATTTTATTATCATTATCTCCATTAATAATTCTTCTTTTAGAAGCACTTGCACTATCTATATTAATTTGCTGTTCACTGCATACGTCAAACATACCATCAATATATTCTTCACTTTTATTATCAATATTAAAATCTCCATTAACTTTTTTTATTACAGCTATTTTAATATCTTTATTACTTAAGGTATCAATTTTATCTAAATTATATTGCTTAGCAATGTCAAGCATTTTAACACGTTCTTTTACTGCTTCATCAAAGTTAACACTTTTATTAGCTTTTTCATCTGCTAAATCTTTTTCTAATTTATCAACTTTTACTTTCATTGCGTCATATTTTCCTTGCAATGCGTCAAAATTAGCTTTTTCCTTTGTCTTATTTGCTTTCAATGTTTCAAGTTCAATTTTTACTTCTTCTGCACATTCATATTCTAAGCCATTATCAAGTCTAACTTTTGCCATATGTTTTTTATCCTCACTTTCAATTATTTGGTCACCATCCATATTAAGACGAGCATTGCCTGCTCTACCTTTTTGCACAACTGCAAGATGATTGTACCTAATATTTCTTTGTATTGCGTCATAATGTTTACCATCAGGCGTAATACCTGGTGTTTCATCCAAGTCTAATGTATAACCACAAGATAATTCTCTATGTGGTGTATCTAAATTATATAAAGTAATATCTGCTCTAATATTATCTCCATCTTGTTCACCACCAGAAATTACAGTACCTAAAATCGGTATACTTTTTGAATTCTTATTATTAACCATAGCCACATGACCTAGTGTTATAGGCTTTCCTTTAATACTAGCTAAACTATCAGCATTAAAAGCTTCCTCAGGTGGTCTATATTCAATTCTTTCTGAACCATCTGCATTCTGATAGCGAAGAATACCTGTTCTGCCGATTATTGGTTTGTCAATAATAAATCCTTCATCTGTTTTTGTAGCTTTAAAAGTAAATCTATCATATCTTTGCATATTTTCACCTCCTTCCTAAGTAATAGCAACACCATTTATATTATTTAAATCTATAACTGGAATAGCCACACAACGACAGCGAATAGCCATTCCTGGATGTCCATCTATAGGTGGCTTATCCCATCTATATTTTTTCCCATTTCTAGCTTTATGCATTGGTCTAACTCTACTATCTCCAGCAGTACGCCAAATATATTCTTTTATACCAGCTTTAACTTGTCGCATTCTAGTAATTTGACCATTTAATTTCCCTATTTGGTCAACAGCTATTAATATTGCTCGCTTTTCTGTTATTCCAGTTATCTTTTTTATGCTATTAGCTAAATTTTTTGTTAACATACCATTTTGTATAGCTTCTAATATTATTTGCTTTACTTTATCAAAAAATTGTGTTTCAACCGAAGTTATTAAATTTACATTGTCATCAACCCATAAATTCATCAATTCTTGTAAATTAGGTTCTCCTGTAAAAATATCTACACCTATTTTAGATTTAAACGATTTATCTAATTCATTTTTAGTAAACCTACTTATATTTAAAAACATCTGTTCTATTTTTCTAGTTATAAAATCTTTTGCTATTAAAACATAATAATTTTGTTTTATTTTATCCATCACATCGTTAAATGTATCGCTCAAACCATCTAAACGATTTTGATTTATAAATGTTTTAATATTATCAAGCTCTAATACAACAGATTTTTTTAATATTTTTACTAAATTAACCAGTTGCTTTTTATATTCTCTTTCGTATTGATACGGATATCTACATTCATATTGCCTTTTATTCAATAACATCACGTCCTACATTATCTAGTGTTCGGTCCAATTTAAAACCTTGTTCTTCTAAATAATTTCGCAACTCAACATTATCTAAACCACCTATATTAACAAGTGAAGTTAATGCAGAAATATTTTTTTCTTTTGTTTCAGCTTTCATTTTATCTGTTTCAGCTTGCTCTTTTTCTGTTGGAATTGATAATGGATTAAATTTTAAAGACCAAGTATCCGGTAACTTTATTTGATAGTCTTTGCATTTAGATAAAAAATATATAAATTTACTAAGTTGAGGTTTTAAATCTCTACGTTGTAATTTTTGAACCATAGAATAATATTGTTCAAAATCACTATCTCCTGTAGCATTTTGACCACCTGGAGAACGACCAAACAAAATCGTTACAGGTATTTCACTTACAGCAGATAACATAGTTTGCGTTTTATCTAAAATATCTTTTACTCCACTTAAACTAATGCTTTTTATATCATAATCATCATCTTTATCTATAGCTAAGGTATTTAAGATATTTCTGACCATATCTATATTTTGTAAATAAGTTCGTACTTCATCTTCTCCACCCTCTATAGATAACTTATTTAGTAATCCAGCTATTTTTAAAATGCCTTGTGCCATACGTTCCATAATATCAATAGCAAATTTATTACCTAAGTCATACTTGAGAATTAAAGTATCATAGATATTTTCTAATACCATACCGCCCCAACCATTACGTTCATTTCTCAAAATGTTAGGTACAGTTAATCCATTAAATATAATTAATCTAGAATAATGTATTTCAAAGTAAGCTCCTGTTGCTTCATCACTTATCAAATAGGTTTCAGTCTTTTTATAATTAGTACTATTAAAATCTTCATTATGTTTTAATGGAATAACTTCTTTTGCGGAGTAAACTCGTATTTCTTCAATTCCATAAATATTATTTTCATCTAGTGGTTTTGTCAGATCTTCAGATAAATCTTTAAATACTGGAAAAATAACTGCACCACCATAACATCTATGCCAATATAAAGCAGTTGCGAATTTTTCTTCACAAGCTAAATCTTCATATAAAGAAAGGATTTTGCTTTCAGCTTCTGATACATCTATATCATCAGAAGTCTTTATACAAAATCCTGCTCTAAGTGCCTCATCTGCTGGGGCTGTAATTATCTTTCTAAATATGCCATTTTCTATAAACAAATTTTCCGACATATTATAAGTTATAAACATTTTTCTTATAATGCCAGTATATCTACTAGGGTCATAACGTATCGTTCCAACTCCATTTACTATATTAATCATGCTATCTAGCCTTTTTATTTTTATCACCTACCTTAAAATACACTAAGATTTCTAACTTTAGTTAAATAATTAAATGCGTCTGAACTAGCGTCAACTAAATCATCATGAATACCATCAGGAAATGCACATAGTTCGTTTAAATACATTTTATTCCAATCTCCTCGCAACAAAAAAATATTTCCTTGTTGCCATTGTGCTGCAAATGGTTCTGCTCTATTAATCTTACTACCATTTATTCTTTCAATTTGAACATTAAACCCTGCAAGAAATCTAACATAGGAATGAGCCTGTTCTTTTCCTGCTTGACCTGGGTCTTGAGGAATATGAATATTATTACATCTATAATTTATTTTATCTTGCATAGCTATACGTCTAACAGCTTGCCTTACTCCATTTGCATTCAAACAACCAGTAAAGACATCTAAAATAATAAATTGCCCATTTTTTAAACGTGCCATCAAAACACCAGCCGTTTTATCTGGGCTTCTATTTGTTGGAGTTTCTTCTGTAGCTGCTAAATCCCACGCTCTACAAATAGCTACTATTTTATCTGGTATATTATTTACAACAGATATCTGATTATGTTTAAAATATAATCCACTTGCTGGTCTAATTTTCCAGTTTCCATTTAATAATTGTTCTTTAGTAACTGTATCTTGAGCTTTTAAATTCGCTAAATATCCTTTGTCATTTTCTAATAAAATCTTATTATCATATATTGATGAAGGAATAAATGTAAAGCTTTTTGGCTCAATATTATATTTTTCCAACAGCTCATCTGAATCATCAGACCATATTGGTTCATCATTTACAATTACAAAATAACGTATTTTACCACCACGAGATTGAATAGCATATCCTGTATCTTGGTCTATATACCATTTAATAAAATCTGCTACCCAACTATCAGGGTCAGGATTACAAGTAGCCCTTATATATGGTTTTATTCCCGCAATAGCTGAACGATTACGAGTAAGCATATAAGTAAATTGTTTCCAGCTGAAATGTGTAAGTTCTTCAAATTCAATCAAAGGAATTTGTGCCCCTTGATAATCATAAACAGTTTTGTCGTACTGAAGATGGTTCATTACAATTTTAGCACCGCTAGGAAATCTAAAATATCTATTAGGACTTCGTATATCTTTTGCTCCTAATGCTGTATACATCTCAAGAGCTGTATCCCATAGACCACCAGGAGTGGTAATTTGAGGAGATGTGCGTCTAAATATGATACAAGAAAAATTCTTATTATTTATGTGTCTTAATGGCTCTATTAGTGCAGCATAAGTTTTACCACCACCAGCAGCTCCACCATAAAAAACTATATCTGCTTTGCTAGATAAAAATTGTTCTTGTTTCCCTTTTTGTGGTTTTATAATCATTTTTAGTCCCTGCCATTATCTGGTATATATATTTGAATGGTATTTATAGGATTAGTTTCTTCATCAACTTTATTATCTTGATTTGAATTTATAAATGTAGCTTCTCCACGGCTTAAACGTTCTATTTTAACCGCAGTATCAAATAGACGAATAATTTCATTTGCATTTAGTTTAGATACATCTATTTTCTTTAATGCTTCTACTGCCTTTGCTTGCATAGACATTGCAATAGCGATATGACGTTTAGCCATCTTCTTACGTTCTCTTACAGCAGTTTTATATTCTATCTCCTGGAGTGATTTATCCCATGCTATACAACGTTCTTGCCAATTATATTTTTGTTTCCATTTGTCAACTAATTGCCTACTTTTTGACAACCTTTTAGCAAGCTGACAAATATTCCTATCTTCCATTTCTAAATAGGCTTTAAATGCAGAAAAAGCCTTTTCAGTTTCACCATCTTGTCTTTCCCATGGTCTTAAATTTTCATTTCCCATCACTCTCCCTCCAAATAAAAAAGGTAGGTTTCTAAACCTACCTATCTAATAAAACCTGCAAATGTTATTTTTTTTGGTTTCATATTGTATTTCTTAGCAATTTCCATGCTCTTATTATTAAATAATTTTATATATGGTTCAATATCTGTTTTTGCTTCTGCTCGTGTAATCAAACCTTTTTTGTATGCACATCTAGCTTCAAATGCTCTTTGTTTTATTATTTCTAACATATCATCATCTCCTTGTGCTTGATATGTTAAGGTAAGTACTATTAAATGTCCAGATCTTCATCTGATATTTCTAAAATATCTATATCCCCATATAAATCTCTTATTTTCTTCTGGTCTCCTTTATAAAAAACTAATACATTTTGATGTGTTTTACCTACTTTTCTACTTATTGAAAAACCTCTCCCCATTCTAATTGGTAAAGAACCTAATGTTGTTAATAAAATTATTTCATTATATAATTCCATTCCTGCATTATGAAATGCAGCTATAGTTTCTGATACAAAATTTCTATACATGCCAGTTTTTCTGTTTCTAATATCTCCAACAACAAAACATGCAAAACGATTATCTTTAAGCATATTAACACTATCAAATATTATTTTTCTATACATAGATAAAAAATCTTCATAAGTTTGATTACTTAAATCTTCTTTATCATCACTATATATTTCTAAGTCATAATAAGGCGGGCAACTAAATATAAAATCATACTCATCTTTTGCAAGCGAAGATATATTTAAGCTGTTTCCACATATCCATTTAGGTTTTATATCATCTGTGGATAATAATTCATCACCCTGATTTATATTAGCTTCTATCTGTTCTTTTCGTAAATCAACTCCTGTATATTGCCTGTTCAACTTTGAAGCAATAATACCTCTTACACTACCACCTGCAAATGGGTCTAAAATCTTTGCTTTATCAAAACTAAACCAATAATACATTAACTCACATAAGACAGGGTCAAATACACTTAATATCCCACCTGTATTAGTAAATTTTAATAAACTATCTTCTTTCATGTATTTATGCAAATAATTATCTGTAAACTCTGTTACTGATAATTTATGACCTAATTCTTTCTCACATTGCTCTTTATATTGATAAAATCTAGGTACTGAACCTGCTGCACTACCTGTCGTTTTAATATTTTCTCTTGATAAATCAGATTTAATGCCATACTTAAACCATGCTCTTTTTCTTTCTTGCCATTGTGCACATCTTGTATTTAATACAGATGTTGGTGTAAATAAAAATTTTTCACTTAATGAAACTTTTTCTAATTCTGAATCACATACTATATCTTCATCTAAGTGTTCAACAATATCATTTATTTCTGACATATCAAAATCAAAAATATTCATATCAATACTATTAATATTAGCTAATTCTTCTTCTAATTTCTCATAATCCCAATCAGCTAATTCAGATACTTTATTATCTACCAAACGAAAAGCTCTTATTTGTTCTTCCGTTAAATCATCAGCTACAATACAAGGTACTTTATCCATACCCAATTGTTTAGCAGCTTTTAATCTTGTATGACCAGCAACAATTATATTGCTACTATCTATTATTATTGGAACTTTAAATCCAAATTGTTTAATACTATTTGCTACTGGTTCAACAGCCTCATCATTCAGCCTAGGATTATTTTCATATGGAACTATTTTATCTGTTGGTTTATAAATAATCTTAATGTCCATAACTATACTTCCTTTCCTTATTTTTGAATATAAAAAAAGCACCTATTTAGGTGCTTTTTTAGCATTTTCTTGTTTAATAAATTCTAATAGCCTATCCATAACTTTAAATAACATATTTTCAATATCATCTAAAGTATATTTTTCATTTGATTCATCTTTTTCCGATAAAATTGTATCATTTAAGTGTCGTCCTATAAAAGGATTTATGCTCTTATTTAATACTGTTTTTATTCTTTTTAAATTAATATGTTCTTGATTAGATAAAATATCTTTAAATTTGTTATCTTCTTTTAAAATAGCATCTTCTTTCAATATCTCAATAATTTTACCGTAATCTACACCAACACGATAATCTAATCCCCATATTAATAAAGTAGCAGCTATATGTATATTATTAACTGATAAATCTGCCAAATTATTCACATCATTAACCAATTTACAAATATATTCATCTCCACCAGATACAGAAAAATTAACTAAAATATCTTTTACACATTCAGTTTTTTTAGTATATATACACCACTTATTTTCAAATTCATTATTAGTTATACTTTTTTTATGAAATATAACTGTAAAAATACCTTTCATTATACGAATTAATGTACTAGCACTAACTTTACTTTCTTTTTCATTAATGGAAAGTTTGTATAATACATCTAAATTTTGGGGCTGAATAAAAAAGACTCCATCTTTCTCTGATAATTTAAATAAATTATTTGAAAAATCTTCCATATTAAAACTTGGATTACTTTTTATAATACTATCTATTTCAGGAAAAAGTCCTTTATTAAAAATAATTTTAAAACACATACATATCACCTCAATATTATTATAACTCAAAAAATTTTAGTCATTTTTATAAAAATACATATAAGTATTAAAATATATGGATATATAACAATATTTATACAAAATTAACTTATAAAATAGTAAAACCGCTGGTATTTTTACCAACGGTTTATCTTTTTTGTTTACAATTATAATATACCATAAATCCAAAACCATTATCAACCATTATTAACCACGATCGACCACGATTAACCATTATTGACCACACTCTTTTTACTTAATGCTCTTTCTACAACTTCTAAAGCCCTAGGATGCATAGTTTGAACTATATAATTGTATGAGTAGTTAAGCATACTATATATTTCATCAAAAGACTTAAAGTTCAAATATCTTAATATGAGCAAACGTCTAAGAATTTCATCTTCTGGCTTAAAACTCAAACTCAATATAAAATTACTTATCTCAAACTGTTTGCTTTGATACTCTTGTTTCATTGCTTCAATTTTTTCTTCTTGTTCTATTAGTTTTGCTACATATCCACTAACATCATTATTTATACCACTATGACCGATATTTTCTTTATAAGAAGTTGTCATCTTGCTTGGTGAGGCTTGTAATTGTTCTAAAATATAATTACATTGAATAATTTTTTCATTGGCTGTATAAGCTTGTTGTAGATATTCTTTAGCCTTATTAACTTTTATTCTGCTTATCTTTCTCATCAATCAATACCTCCATCTATATAAACACTAAAAGGATAGCTTTATTTTAGCTATCCTAATTAGTGGATTTATCCTATTAAAAATATTGTAGTTGCTATTAAGCACAATATAATACTTGTAATTTTGATTATAGGAATATTTCTTTTATAAAATTCTTGTTCTGTCTTTAATGGTATTCTTACCAACTTAGGTCCATTATTATTCATATTTTCCTACCTTCATTACTTTTTTATTATCTGTTTCCATATCCCAGAAATCAATTCTTAACATCTTTATATTAAAATGTTTCCATAAAAACTCATTACCACGTTTGAATACTTTCCTACAAATAGATTTAAAAAACTTTCTACGGTCCATTTTCTCAACAGCTTTTTTATATGTTTCATCGCTACATTCTCCCGCATTGGTTAGCGGATTTATTTTATCTTTCATAACATTGCTCCTAACATTTAAAAAACACTAAAAATATTGTCTTTCCTCTACATTGGCCAACAATAGGGGTTTCGGGAATAATCTTTAAAACATCACCTGTAGAAATTTGTTGTTCACTCCATTTAAATATAAGTGTTCCATTCGTTTTTAAAACTCTCCAACACTCTTTAAAACCTTTGTTAATTAGTGTTTCCCAATCTTTTGGTAATGTTCCATATTTTTTGGCCAAAAAACTTTCACTTCCTGCATATTTTAAATGCGGTGGGTCAAAAACAACTAAATAAAAACTGTTATCATCAAAAGGAATGTTAGTAAAGTTGGCCAAAACATCTGGATTAACAATCAACTTTCGTCCATCACATAATTTAGTATTCAATTTTCTATTGTCCATAAATAAAACATTTGGATTATTTTTATTAAAGTGCCACATTCTGCTACCACAGCAAGCATCTAATATCTTTTTTGTCATTTTTTTAGTTCCTTTGCTACTTTATTGGAAAAATTCTTTATAAATCTATATTTAAGTGTACAATTCTTTTTATTGCATTTTTCTTTGGTTACCCAACACATATACCCTGTGTCGGCTTCATAATATCGTTCATCACATTGCATAGTCGTTCACACTCTTTGTATTTTTTAACACTTATAAACTTTCTAAATCACCGTGTAATTCTTTCATTTCTTGATAATATTCAATTTTGTGTTGTTCAGATATTTTTTCAAATAAATCTTCATTATCAAATATGTTCCCAATTATTTTTATTTCATTATAAAAAAATTCAACTGATAATATTGCTCCGGTATTATAACCAAACACAAAATTATTATCTTCAAAAACAGCAACAGCACGAGAAGGTTCGTCCCATTCTGGTTTAACTTCTTCCACAATATCTCCTTCAAAAATCTCATTTCCGTTTACATCTTTAAGCCATATTGCTTGCCCCACTGTTTCTGGATTAACTTCATGCATTACTATTGGTCCGGCATTTTCTCCATCAAATATATAATGCCTTATTTTTTCATCTTTCGTATTTTTAAATAAAACTTTTCTAACATATCCACCATAACACCATTTATTTGTATTTATCTCTTTACCTCTAAATAATATTTTCCTCATCTTAATCTCCTATATTTTCAATTCTTACAAAAGTATTGAATAGCTAAATCTAAACCATTTTTTAAAGCTTTATCACTATTTATTTGTTCCTTTGTGTATCCCAAATCATTTAAAGTATCTTCTGTATCATAAGTATATGCAAATTCATGACTCCAAAGCTCATAAATAAACATAGATTTTATAAATCCACTTCCGTCCTTATCTTGTTCCATAGCTTCTTGCTTTTCTTTTTTATGTCTTTGTGTCAGATTTTTTAATTCTTCCTTATCTTTCTTTTTTATAAATCCGCCATAACCAATAGAACAAATATCTTCTTCATTCAATCCATATTCTTTTAATTTCTTTTCAAATTCTTCTTTACTAGAAGTAAATATATAGAAAATTTTGTCTTTAGCAAATGTATCATATTCCTCTTGATGTCTATTTTTCATTTCTTCATAAGTCATCATCTTTTATACCTCGTTCCTTTATTTTTCTATTTAATTGTTTTTTAAATTCTAATACTATCCAATCAAATTCAAGCATTTCTTCTTCAGCAAATCTTTCTAAATTTCTAAGTACATAATCCGCTTCTATACTTACTTTTTCTTCACATTCTTTTAAAAATATTTCTTCATCCATATCCATGACACTAAAATAGATTATTTTCTTCCTGAAGTTGTTTAATTATATATGGGTCTGTTTCTGTTGTAATATCTGTAATTAATGGAGTTATCGTTATCTCTACTCTAGGATTATACTTATCTAATCCTGCTATTTTTGTACCGTCCCAGCTTTTTATTATCCTGTCATCAGAAAGAAGCCATGTACAAGTAGTTTTCTTTTTACCATTTATAGTTTTCTGTTCATCAGATAAAATATCTGCTGTAGCTTGCATTAATCCCACAAGGTCAGGATAATGTGCTTTGTCCTGTAGATAATATTTACATGTTAGTTGTACTGGCATTGTATAATGTGGCAATCTATCAGGAGCATAAGATTTTATTAATTGTTTTTTGCAACTAATCTCATACTTTTTATAAGCCTTACTAGGTACAAGAGAAGGCATCTCTTTTTTCTTTCCTTTAATTTTTATCATTGTTGCACTATTTTTCTTAGTTGCTGGTTGACCTAATAAAATAAAAGAAAATGGTGTATTATTCATATCTTTAAAATCCCTTCTATATTGTCGATATCATGAAATAATCAAATCCGCCTGTAATTTTCCCACCATGTGATTTAACTATTTTAGGTTCGTTTATATCTTCTTTAATCTCACCTATAGATTTAAGATAATCAGCATATTTATATAGTCCTTCTAAGTTGTTAGTATCATAAAAACTTGCTACTAAACCATATTTATTTTTTAATCCTGTTTCTGCCATTAAACGATTAATGTCATTTCTACGTTTTTCCCTCTTAGCTTTATTTTCCGCTTCTATCCTTTTTTGCTCTGCTTCTATTTTTTTCTGCTCTTTTTTTGCTACTTTATTTTCATTTTTAATGCTATTGAAATGCCATAACTCTTTATGTCTTTGATAATATCCCTTAAACCTGCATTTTTGTGAACAATATCTTGCTTTACCTGTTTTACTCTCAAACTCCTTACCACAGATGCATATCTTTTTCATAGTTATACCGCCTTTTGACCTAATACTATTTGCTTATGTTCACCTATAAATGTTAATAAACTCTTATTTTTAGGAGTATTATCTATAATCTGCAATGTTACTTTATTTTCATATTGGTCATTAGTACGTTTTACAATGCGGTTATATACTTTCATAAATCTATCAGCAACGTTATAATCTCCGCCACAAATATTCCTAGAACCAATTATTTTTATAGTTTCTTCAATTGCTGGGTGCGACCATTTTTGATTAGGTTTGTAAAAATCTATTTTACTTCGTACTTCTTGCCATGCTTCATAATCACTAGGAGCATTAATTTTATTTTCTCCGTTCACTATTTCCTTTACTGTGTTTATTATTTCGCCTGGTAATGGTACAGTTGGTATCTTCTTATCTCGAAGTATTTTTAATACTGCTTGTTGTCCTAATTCAAAAGAAATATCAGGCATTATAATTGCCCATGCTTTCGCTGTGGCACTTAAATCTTTATCTTGTATATTTGGCATTGTTGCTACAACATAACTTAAAAGAGTAGCTGCTTCTTTTACATTCATCTTTCTTCACCCTTCCATAAGAGCCATTAAACTATCTACAGCTTTATTAACTTTAGGCTTATTTTCTTGTTTTAATTTTAACGGCGGTTTCTTGCCATATTTTGCCCAACTTCGTAAAATCCCTCTAGCATATTTCATGAAAGCCACATCTTTGAGATGACTCATGTTTATCTGGGTTTCTTGCATTGCCCTTAATGTATCATCTTTCCCATGTACTTCTACACAATCCGATAAAACCATAAGAGCATTAGGACTTAAATCAACTGCTACGTTATTTTTATAAAAGTCGATAGCCTCATGTGCGTGCGTATATAAAAAATATATATTATTCTCTATATCTCTATTACTCTTATTAGGGTTTTGTTTTAGGTTTGGTATTGGGTTTGTATTTAGGTTTTGAGTTAGGTTTGATTTTAGGTTTGTATTTTCTGTTATGAGGTCGTAAGAGTTCGCATTATTATTGAGTTCTTGGGTTTCATTTAGGTTTTGTTTTAGGTTTGTATTTGGGTTTGGTTTTGGGTTTTGGATTAGGTTTTGATTTAGGTTTGGTGTTACATTTTCAACATAATAATTTTTTATTAAAGCATATGTTGAGCTTTTACCTCGTGTCTTACTGGGAATATATTCTATCAATCCTGCTTCAATAAGTTTTTTTCGTTTATCATTTAACTTACTATAATTTTTCAAATTAGCTTCTATCATCAATGTATTATTATCTATATTAAATTGAGTAGGTCGCCTAAGATAATTCCATTTGTCCCATAATACCCAATATAAAATCTGGGTATCGTTATCTAATTTACTAGCATAATTAGAACGAAAAGAAATTATCAAAGATAAAGGTTTTAATTCCATATTTTTTACCTCGTGGATAGGTGCTTGTCTTTATGGCAAGCACCTTTTCCTATTTATTGTGCCACTGTTGGCATTTGTACAACATTATTTGGTTTTGGTACATCAACTACAGACACATCATTAGCTGTTGTTTCTGCTTCAGTATCTTCTCCAAATAAAGAAATTTGATTTCTCTTACCATCTAAATACTTGCGTGCTTCTTGTTCAAATGCCCAAAGAGCGTCAACCGCTTCTTGATTAAAAAACCCAGCTTGACTTGCTTCTACCTCATCAGAAGGACATTTCATAAGAGGTGTATTTACTACTATCTCTCTATCAGCAGAAGGCACATAAAACATGCTAGAAATAACTGCTGACATTGTTTTATCTTCTGCATACTTGAAACTTACCGCATAAGGTTTTATACGTTTTATAAGTAATGCTCCTAATCCTAAAATATTTAATGTTGGTTTGGTTAAATTTTTTAATGCTGTAAAAAATTCTGGTGCAGGTTCATCATTAAATATAGATGTATGATATGATGGCTTTTTATTTTCATTTGTCCTCATATATTCAATAGTTAATTTACCGGAACTTTCCTGATATTTAATCTTATTAATAGTTACATTACTCATTTTGTTCTTACCTCCATATTCTTTTTAGTTAAATTATATTTTTTAGCAATTTCTTTAGTTAATTTAACGGACTCTACATGATATTTAGCATTAAAAGTATTACTACCTAATGTATGCCATTCTATATGATGTTTTCTGCATAATGGTAATACAGGAATACCAATTTGAAATACCTCTGTTCTATCTCTACCCATACCAATAGCAGATACATGATGTAATTCCGCTTTAATGCCACATATACAGCACTTTTTATGAAGTAAACACATATAGATATATTTATTAATATCCTCACATAATTCACTTAATGGCTGTTTTGTTGGGATTTCATATTCTATGATGAAATCTATTAAATAAGTAATAAATTCCTTTGCAGTAGTCATATCGCAACTTGATAGAGAAAATATTTCCTTATTTAACGATTGCATTCGTTTTACTACAAATTCAGTTTTCATCAGTCTTTTTACATATTCAGGAAGATATCCACTCCATTCAGCAATTTCTTTCATTAATGCATAAGCTTTTTTTCTTTGCTCATTACTGATATATCTACCATCATTAAGCCCAATATCAACCATACTATATTTACGAAAGCAAGCCCTATCTATATTGGTATAAGGTGCTTTTATTAATAGTCCCTCTGGTGTAATATCTATGATTTTTCCATGTATTATCTCCATAATTAATACCTACTTTTCCATTTATTCTTATAAACTTGCATTAAATTCATGTTATTAAGATACTCAAAAAAGTTTTGTATTATAGGATAAATTGAAGGTGTTTCCTCTCTTGTATATTTTTCAGTCCAAACGTATTTTCCATTACTTACTAAATAAATAAATTCTTTTGCTTCAGGAATAAGCTCTAAATACATTGGGTGCTGTGGACTATCTATAAACTTGCCCACATTATATTTTGATGTATATTTGATATCATATATAACACCAGCTTTTAAAGCATCTAATCTTCCATACAAAACTAAATCCAATCCATTAACATTTATTGTTTTACTAGCTATATACTGAAATCTTCCACCTTGTATATAGTCTGCAATATTTATAGCAGCAGTTATTTCATCTGTAGATATATCAGTAATATTTTTAGGGTCAGTATACTCATACACTAATCTTTCAAAATCTATTCCACGCTGTATTGCTTCATTTGGTGGGCTATATATTTTATTAAGTGTATTGAGGAAGCTTTGGTGAGCTTCCTCTGTATAATCATCAATGCAATTAAATTGATACAAATAGGAATTAAGCAGACTTTGTGTCATCAGATACTTCATTAACAAATTCTCCCTTCAATTTGTTCCATTTAAAGCCTAATTCTTTTGTTTTATCGAACAATATAGATTTACATTCCTTTTCACTAGTCAATATATGTTTTTGATTATTTATTAAGTCTAAAACTTCCATTGCTTCACTTGGTGTTGTTATTGCTTCTGTTGCTTCTTTTATTGTATTAATTATTTTTTGATATGCTTTTTTCTCTTTTTCAGCATCTTTAGCTTCAGCTTTTATATTTTCATTTATCTGATGAAAAAGATTTGTTAAAAATCCATTTTGATTTCCATTTAATTCTGGTATTGTAAGAACACCATGTATACCATGTGTTCCTTTAGCATAATAACGTTCACAATTAGTAAAACCTATCGTTCTAACATTATTTTGCATTTCCATGAACCCACCTAAATCCATTGGTTGCCATACATTATCCTTTGTTTGTCCTTCTACTAAAATTCTAAGACGAGTATTATCTCCATCTTTTTCTTCTTTAGCATGAAATACTATTACTACATGTTTATTTAATTGGTAATAACAATAATCTATAAATCTTGCAAACTCTCTACCAACAGCTCCATATCCTTTTAAACTAAGCGAACCATCTCTTTGACCATTTTTAGCGTTTTGTTTTATTACATATGCCGACATCAATTTAATAAGTTGTCCGCCTGTATCTATTACAAGAGTTTCATAATCAATTAAATTAAGTGGTACCAAGTCCTCCAACAATTCTTCATAAGTATCAGGTTGAATAAAATCTGTTCTGTATCTTGCTTCTACCCTGTCAGTTCCTCTATCAACATCAATCAATAATGGTTTAGGTGCAGACAAAGCAAGAGTCGTTTTCCCTATACCTGGATATCCTGCAATTAACAATCTAATTTTCTTATCAGTATTTATAATTTCACTTGCTTTTTTAATCATTTTTATTCCACCTTTACAAAATATGACAATTTATTTACTAAATCATTTCTTTTATATAAGAAGCTTATATAGTTTTTCGTATTTATTCTTTGTCTACTAGCCATTGTGATATTAGCAATACAATCATACTCACCAATAGCAAAAAAGTTTTTAGTTTTTATATAAAATCTTAAACCTGTTAATGATTCTCTAATATTTACTAATCTTACATATTTGATATTTAACTTAATACTTTTTAGAATTTCTAAAAATTTTTGTTTAACTTCTTCAGAAGTAAAATTATTAATTTTAGGAAATACAATTTTTTTGACCATTTTTCTTTCCTCTGTTATACTTAAATTGCAAATATTTTTTTATGTGGTTGCTTGTTTGACCTGTTGTCTTTCAAGCAACTTCTTTTATAAAATAATCACCTTTTAATAAATCTTTATAAGGATTTATATAATCACCTGCAATATCTTTTAAATATCCATCTTCATAATCTACTAAAACTAAGTCCTCATAATCATCATTACGTAATATTACCTCTTTACCTTGTTTACAAAACGAAATTGCTTCTTTTATTGTTAATCTATCCATTGTATACACCTCTTAAAATGGAAATACTTCTCCATTAGCTTTATAATGCCAATCTTTGCTATAACCTTCTTTTAGTAATAAACTATTTATTTCTAATAAGTTTTTAAGAACATCTTTGGCTTTACATGGAAATAAATTTGTTTTCTTGCCTCGATTATTTTTTACAGTACGTATTCTCATTTTTTTCTTCTCCTTTTTATTCTTTGAATAAATGCATAACATTGACGGTCATCAGCACATACTGGAACAGCAAGACCGCATATCAAATGCAATATATGCACCTGCCCTTTATTCAATTTTTTACCGCACCGCCAACATTTCATACTAAATCACCTTTAATTTTGGTTTTCCTTGAACAAATGCTAATACACTACTAAATTTGTATCGCACCATTTTACCTTCTCTTATTTCTTCAAATACACCACGATAGCCAAGTTCTCTAACCATACTAGGTTTTAAACCTGTAAATTCTTCAACTTGTTTTGCAGTAGATATGCCAGCAGGTGAACAATACTTGCTATAATCATTTTTACCGCTTAATTGTTGTTTTAATAATTTGTTTTCTTCTTTCACCTTTACATAATCAATAAGAATATCTCTAATATTTTCTAATGTACTTTGTTCTTTTATTGGTAATTCCATATATTCTCACCTCTCTTTCATTGGTGCGTACCAAGCACCATAGCAGAACCACTTGCAAACCTCCCTGCCATGATAAATTTGTTAAGAAGATTGTCAGATTTGCTCTTTATATTATTTTTGTTATGTTGATAACTCTGCTATGGCTTGCTACGCACCAATATATTTGTTATAATCTAATTACAAAGTTTTATCTGTTAGCTGGACTGTTTATTTAACGGTTCAGCTTTTTTGTTTGGTAAAAATCTTAATAATAAAATATCTTTTGATAAAAGCCGAAGTTTATTTATTATTTTGTTATACTTCGGTTTTTCTTCTGTACTAATTTCACCATCAAGACCGATTGTCATTAATTCATGTAAACAATCATTTGAAATTTTTAAATTCACAGCTAAACTCAATATTTTTTCGGAAAGATTATTGCCCCATATATTTGGTAATTCATTTCCACATTTACTATTTTTTAACCATAAATACTTAATTACAGGTGTTTTATATAAAATTGCCATAGAATAAGCAACATCATCAGGAACAGCTACTGTACCATTTTCATAATAATTCAAAGTTCGTCTACATATATTTAATTCAAAAGCTGCTTTATCTACTGAAAAATTTGCATTAATTCTACATTGTTTAATAAATTCATGGAAAGAATATTGCACTGTTTACACCTTCTTTTTACTTATAATAAAATTAACTAAGCAATATTTTTTTGCTCTCCAAAGAAGCAATGTCCTTTATAAATCCATTTATCACCTGTTTTAGCAAATGTTATATATGTTCCTTCAAATCTACCTGTTCGTGGATTATCTCTATGACCATAAGCTTCTCCACATTGTATTAAATCTGAGTTATACGTTATGGGTGGTACACATTCAGCAAACCAATTTACTATACCTTCATCAACTACATCTCCAACTTTAGCAAAGTCTTTGAATTCTAAATCACTTTTTTGCCAGTCGTCCATAGTTTTAATTATTTCTGTTTCTTGTTCTAGCGTTTCATCAGCTTGTTCAGACTTTTCAAAGTAACAAATTTTTCCTTTTGTAAAATCTTCGACGCCTTCAAGTGTTACATCATAAATTTTTTGAATAGATACATATTCATAATCGCCGTGTTTATAATCGTTAGCGGTTATTTCTCTATCGACGATTACTTCTTCAATAGAAGCACTTTCAAATTTTAAGCCAGTAGCATATCTTTCTATATAAGCAATAGCTTTTTCGAAAGTATCCCAAACAGTTACTGTGTTTTCTAAAGCGTCCTCTTCATTTCCATATTTAAGCCAGTAACGAGTTACTTCATAATATTTATTACTCTTAAAATTTTTACTTAACATATTTATTTTTCCTTTCTTTTTTCTAGCGTGTACCACGCACCCAGCAATATTATTTACTTTTTAGGGGAAGTAATTTTTTTGCCATTAGATTTTTTATTGCTGGGTCAGTGCTACACGCTAGATGTTCATTTATATTTGCTCTTTTATAACGTTATCCGTTAGTTTATCATCAAAAAAAACAGAGCAATTTACTCCTAATTTTTTTGCTATTAATTTTAATCGTTCTACATCAAGACGACTTTCTCCATTTTCTAAATACCGATATCCTTGTAAACTCATACCTAAACTTTTTGCTACTGCGGTTTTAGTAATTCCCTTAGCCTGTCTTATCTTTGCTACATTTTTATATACTGGCATTTTATCACCTACCTTATAACGTTTTTCGTTATATTTATATTATAATAACGAATTACGTTAATGTCAATATATTTTTGCAAAAAATTCTCAAAATCCGTTACAAAACTAACAAAATATGTTAATTTATGTTACTATATATTATATGAAAGTAGGTGCTTATATGTTACTAAAAGATAAAATAAAACAATTACGTAAAGATAGAGGACTTACTCAAGCAAGTTTAGGTAAACTTATTAATAAATCAAGTCAAGTTATATCTAATTGGGAACGTGGATACACATCATCTATAAATCAAGATGATATAAAAAGATTGGCTAATGCTTTAAATATAAATATATCTGAATTACTAGATGACACTGATTTTAATATAAATAATGCTATTAATGCACAAGTAGAAAATAAACCAAAAGATTTAATTAAATTATTAGAAAAAGAAGAATATACTCTAAATGGTGTATTAGTAACACCAGAAGATAAGGAAAAACTAAAACGTATAATCGAAGCTGCCTTTTGGGACGCAAAAGAAAAAAATAAACGTAAGAAGTGATTTTTATGTTAAATCTAAAATTGCGTGCCAAAAATCTAGTAAAAAAATATGGCACATCAGACCCATACTATATTGCTAGAGAGCTAAAATTTGAAATAGTATTTTGTGATATGCCATATAAAATAAATGGAATGTGGCGACGCATTTTAAGACGCAAATATATTTTTATTGATGAAAACTTAAACGAATGGCAGAAAAAAGCTGTTTTATGTCATGAACTAGGACATTTTTTATGCCATAAAGGTTACTCCAGTTATAATATTGCTGGTAGAACATTTTTCCAAAACACACGTAAAGAAAACGAAGCCAATGCATTTAGTGCCGAATTGATGTCCTATTCTAGTGATATTGATAAACAATACATTATCCAATTTCTAGAATCAGGACATAAAAAATAATTATCATATATACTCATAGTTATAAACTTTATTTTTATAAATTAACATTTACGTGAGGAGGTATTTTCATTATGATTATGCTAAAAAATATTGATACTGGAGTTATAAAAAAAGCTCCTACAGGTTATTCTTGGACTACTTTTTTATTTGGTTTTTTCCCTGCATTATTTAGAGGAGATTTAAAATGGGCTTGTATATTTTTTATAGCTAATTTAGCTATCGGCTCAATAACTTTTGGGATAGGAGCATTTATTTTTAATATTATATTTGCAGGTCTTTATAATAAAATTTATATTAAAGAACTTTTATCTAAAAGATTTACTTATGCAGATGAAACATCTCGTAATTATTTAGTAAAACATAACATTATTTCAAATACTATAGATAACTCAACAAATGTTATTGAAGATAAAACTACTAAATAAAAATTATCAAACAAAGGAGTTATATTATTATGGCTAAAAAAGGTTGCTTAGGTTGTTTAGGCTTTATCATTGCTCTTTTAGTTTTAGGAGGTATTATTGGTGCTATTAGTGGTAGCAACGATAACGATTCATCAACCTCTACCTCCTCAAACAAAACAATAAAAACAGAAGGTCTTACATACCAAAAATTTGTTGATTTACAAATGGGTATTACTGTTGAAGATGTCAATAAAATTATAGGAACTGAAGGCGAATTAGAAAGTTCAAATAAATTTGGCGATATTGAAACAAAATCTTATCGTTGGCATGAAGGTATGGCAAACATGAATTGTATGTTCCAAAATGGGCAAATGGTAAGTAAAGCAATGGCAGATTTCTCTAGTTTAGTAAACATAGATGGAAAAGATATTACATTAGAACAATTTAATAATATACAAATGGGTTCTTCTTATGAAGAAGTATGTAAAGTAGTAGGAAGAGAAGGATTATTATCCTCTCAAGTTAATATTGTTGGACAAGAATCAATTATGTATACTTGGATGAATAAAAATGGTGGCAATTTTAATGTTACATTTAGTAATGGCGTTGTTAGTATGAAATCTCAATTTGGCTTGAAATAAAAATAAAGCACTAGATATAATTCTAGTGCTAATGAAAAATATTTTTTAATAGAAGATTTACCAGAAACAAAAGAACCTACTGATTTAGATGAAAAAATAACTATTTTATCAAATAATAAATAATAATAAAGGCTAATTTAATAGCCTTTATTTATTATTTATTGAGTTCAGAAAACCGAACGAAATGAGATTACAATTAATATAATAAAATAACCATATTTTTAATTATTACTGTAAATTAATATTTTTGGCCAAAAGAAAATAGCCAAACAAAAGTATCTATAGAAAGGACTAATCAGATATGGCAACACAAGGTAAAATATTAGTTTATAAAAGACAAGGGAAAAAAGGCACTACCTACACATATAGACTAGAAGCAGGTCGCGACCCTATCACAGGAAAAAGAAAACGTGTTTCTAAGAGTGGATTTAAAACAGCTAAAGAAGCACGAGCTGCTGCACAACCTATACTTAATAAATTGTTACTAGGACAAAATATAGTCGAAAGTAATATAACATTTGATGAATATGCTAACGAATGGATAAAAGAATATAGTTTACATCTAAAAAAGGCTAGTCTACCTACTTTAATAAGCAATGTAAAAATTGGGATTAAATATTTTGGTAATAAAAAAATAAAAGATATAACAATCCATGATTATCAATCATTTCTAAATAATTATGCTATCGGACGAAAAAAATCAACAGTAGAAAGAGCCCATGTTATATTGAAAAATTTATTCAATACAGCTGTAAAATATTCCATTATAAATTCAAATCCAGCAGATAATATTATAATGCCTAAAATAGAACCAACAAAAAAAGATATAACATCTATGTATTTAACTAAAAATGAACTATTAAATTTTTTGGATTTTGCTAAAAATTATAAAGGCTATGGTAGTAACTATTTTTATCCATTATGTTTAACACTTGCATTTACTGGTATTCGTCTTGGTGAAGCATGTGCCTTATTATGGGAGAATGTTGATGTTGAAAATAAAACAATAAAAATTGAATCTAGTATGTATTCTAAAAACCAAAATGAATATGAACGACAAAATTCGCCTAAAAATTTATCTAGTATTAGAACTATAATAATTGGTAATACATTAGCAACAGAGTTAAAAAAATGGAAAACAGAACAATTAACTTTACGTGTTCTTTATGGCACACGTAACAATAAACCAAATTTAGATTTTGTATTTACAAGATTTGAAAAAACAAAATTTAAAGAAATTGCAGTTTTACAACCAACTGTACAATTAATTTTTACAAAAATAAATAAAAAGCATTTATTTAATAAAAAAATTTATGCTCATTTATTTCGTCATACACATGTATCTTTATTAGCTGAAGCTGGTAATATAAGTTTAGAATCAATCCAACAAAGATTAGGTCATTCCAGTGATGAAACAACTCGCAAAATATATCTTCATATAACAGAAAAATCTAAATTAGATACAGCAAATACGTTTGAAAATTATATGACTAAATAAAAACGGCAACAAAATGGCAACAATAAAAAAAGCACCTGCATAAAACAGGCACTTTTATAAATAAATATACGAATATTATTTTCTCACAAAAGTCATAATTATAGTATCTTCACCATAATTACTCTTCATTTTCTCATAGTCTTTAACCTCAATAGGTGTTATAACTACAGTCTTTAAGCTAGGATTTAGTTTATTTACTTTTTCTACCACGCCTAAATGTTCATCACCATG